GTCGAATCGCTCTCCCTTCGAACCAATCGGCACCGCAACTTTCTCGGAAAGGCCCTTGTGTAAAGGACTTCTCTTCGTTAATCGCGAAACCGCAGCAGGATAGGGCGTGTATTACCTTTGAAGTCAAATCTGATTTCACGACAATATCGTCGCCAAATACACTCAACTCTTCGGGCCTATACTCACCGTATACCTCTTTCTGTACAGCAAAACAAATTGCCGCAAAGATTAAGGTTTCGAGCGCAAAGGTAAAACCATTTCCCATGGAGGAAATCTTATTGTAAACAATAGTTTCTCCGTTTAGATCTCCGGATGGAGACCTAAGCTTGGTCAAATAGTTGTACCATTCCAAAGGCAATAATATCTGGCAAACCTTCAACGATATACTGTCGGAAGCTGCCTTAAGGTCAAGGGTGTCATACCCTTTCCCTATTGATCCTTGGAAAGCCAAACGTTGATTCTTTTCTTGGGAATCGATATCAATCTTCCATCGTTTTAGACGACGTCGGATATAACCATCTACCCCCAATTGGAGATATAAATTCATCGCTGGCTCAATTGCAATAGAACGCTCTGTAAGAGCATTCTTGGGAACGAAAGTGATACGATTGCCAGGGACAACGTCGAATATTGACGCCCAGAACTCTCGTTGATCAAGTATCGCGTGTTTCGGTATTCCGAACTTCTCGCGGTAATCGTCTTCAAGCGCTCCAAGCCATCTTTCATCTGATTGTATGGCAAAACGGGCGTACCCGATAGCTCCTCCGGTGCACGAATAAGGCCAATTCTCGAACTTATGATAGCTCGATACTTGATCTATAATAGTGTCCAGATTAGAACCGGGCCCATGACGTGACCATTCCGTCAAATCTTCTAATGCAGGCAGCGAACTGCCAATGCACTTGTTGATGAATGATTTTGCATAGGTGAGTACATTACTCATCCAAGCATCATCAGCCCAAGTCAACGAAGTATAAAGATGTTCATTATACTCCCAACATGCAACCTCAGCATCCATAAATTTCTTATGGGCTGTTTTTACACGTTCCTTCCTGGAGGAAGGGAACCTGAACTTTTTCAACAACGAAATCACCTGGTAGATGGCTCTGACTTCAGCCAAAGGTCTACCACTGAGATAACTACTCTGTATACCCCAGTCTTCGGACAGTTGCAGATACGCTTGGAAATCACGTTTTCGTATGATTCCCTTTATGCGTCTTAGCTCTATGTCAGTGAAGAGATAATCAAGGTCAGAGACCAAAGATCCCAAAACCTTCCAAGGGTAATCCCAAGGAAGATTAAGCTCAATCTCTTTTGCAAGATCGAGCTTAGCTTTTCCGGATTTAGCATTGTTTCTCACAACGCCTCCATTGAGTCATAGTTTGATCGGTGCTGATTAAAACAAACCGAGCTGCAGCAAAAGCTTAGCAACTCGGATTATTACTTCAACAATCAAGGTAAACAGCTCAATAACTGAGCCGAATGTTAAGTCGAAACTATACATTCAATTTATCTTGGAAATCAATCATTAACTCATGGTCCAGCAGTGCGATATGTCGCTGTCGGAACTCAAGTTTTTGAGCCGAGGTCATACCGACTGGTAGCGCGAAAAGTGTTTCGGCTGAAGCAATTTGGGTCAGTTGAGCCACTCCGTCTGCACCAGCAACAATAAAATCTTGCCGGGTCTTGACAGTAGTACGTCCTGTACCTTTAAAGTTGCCATTAGACTTAGGCATAGTACGATAAAAAGTGACAGAGTCCTCAGCCTCAAGGCTGTGGTTGTCGCCAGTGAAAATGCTTCGGCCTGGAAAGGTTTCGGCACGCTCGTACACCTTGTCAGTCGTGGTTCCATTGTTTAAAATATCAACGGCCACTGTGAATGTATCTGGTATCATAGGATACTCCTTACTTTCGCTATTTACGATAGTTAGCTAAGAGCTTTTTACCGATTATAGCAAGGTCAAAGATTTTGAGTACATCAAGATTGACCGCAACTTGCGGTAATGCACTCAGTGTTGGGTTCGGTACACGCGATAAATGTGTCATGGTTTTAACTCCAGACAAAGGTCCGAGGTTATAATAGCCATAATAAGCATTATTCACGTGCGAATCTACAAGTCTCATTCCTGATACTGTTTTATGTTCTAAAACGTACCAGGAGGCCAAATTCTTTATCCCTAGGTTTGGGGACCAGGAACAAAGCCAGTCCGATATATTGAAGAACCAGTTGAAGATGAACGAGAAAGGAGTTAACTCCAACATCGTCTCTAAAAACTGATCCGTTCCCCAGTTTTTCATCTGGGAACCATATACATCGGTTAGAACACCGGCACGGACAGAAACAGAAGTCGCTACTGTTCGTTCAACAGTTAGCCCGTGTTGGGCACCGTCTACTGAAACCGTATCAGTTTCGATCTCTGACGTTTCGGCAAACCCCCGGAATGTCTGACGTTTACAAGCCTCAAGCTTTGCATTGTATGCATTGGTTATGGCTGCAGCATCATACACTAACGGGCGAATCGCGTAACGCAATTCCATATAGCGTTCTTGCAGTTCTTTGAAAGATATCTCCTTTCGGAGATACTTCCAATCCAGGGTCTTCACGGCTCGAATGAGCCTAAGAAGTCTGAATAAGATATCTGCAATAGACTGTACGGTTGCCTTACCCTCACCTGCCATCATAAGAACCACCGCATTAGCGGAGGAAATGTTGGCATGTGCTTTAGAAACGGCTGAATTAATAAGCCATTCTTCATCAGCACCGAGGTCAAGCGGTTCAAGGAAGGAGAAATTATTTGCGATTTGTTTTGCGCAAAATTGTCCTCCATACTCGAATCCAGATCCGTCAAGCTTTTTCCACAGCAAAGAAACAGCTGCAGGAGCTGACCATTCTGTAAGGACATACGTCTGATCAAGCGGGTTGTTGAAGATTTCCCCATTTCTCGACCTTCGATAAAAATCCTTAGTTGGGATGTCGTACATAGTTTTATCACCCACACCCGTTTGAATAGAGTGTGTGTAATAATTCCAAGCCCCCGGTATACCGCCTACTGCAATAGTACGATGTTTGTACTGTGCAGAAGATAGTGTGCCAGGTTCTTGTAACTCGCGCATCCTTGTAAATTCGGTCATCTTTGATCTCCAAAATTGGCGGTCAAAGAAGGATCAACTATCAGGTCACTTTGACCAAATAACATGATAGTAAATTCTTGTTTTAACTAGGCGTTGCCCGTTAAAACCGGATAGAGTTAGCTTTCTAGCTAACTACCCTGACTACGAGTCAGCGGTTCCCCCCCTG